ATTCTACGTTCAGCCAAATCAATATAATGCTCTAAAGACTTTTGAATTAAGTTATTTACTGATTCAGCAGTATTTTTTATAACTTCCAATCTTTTTTCAGCACGTATTAATTCAAGTTTATCTAATTCTTCATCTGTTTTTATTTGAGAATCACGTTTAATGTTAGCCATGTTTTTCTCATGATTCTCTTGCAATCCTTCAATCTCTAAGTTAGTATCTGCTTCACGTTTTAATTTATTATCTAAAATTATATTTCTTTGCTCTCTTGCACCTTCTTCTATTTTCTTTTGATATTGCTCAACTTGAGGTGCTGTTTTTTCTAACCATTCTTTTTCTGCTTTTAGGTTTTGCTGTGCAGACTTGCTTAGGTTTTCTTTTTTGATTTCTCTTTCGTAATCTGCTTTTTTTCTGAAATAATCACTATGCAGTTCTAATAAATCTTTATTTTTTTGCTCCTCTTGTTCTTTTACAGCTAATAATTCATCTTGAAGTGTTTTCTCATCACGAATTTTTTTATCTTCTTTTTCAGCTTGGAATCTTTTTTCTTCAAATTCTTTTTTAGCTTTATACTCTAATTCGATTGCTGTCTGAACTGCACCCGAACTATATTTACCAGTAAGATTAACAGATTTTTCTTCTCTATCTAATATAATTCTAGTTTTGTCAATAGCTTCTTGCATTTTATCTTCTGCCTTTATTTTTTCAATATCTTTCAATATTTCAAGTTGTCTGCTTAAATATATGTTTGTTTTATTATACTCTACGTTTAAATCACGTAATTCTTTGGTGCTTTGAAGAATATCTTTAGGTGTACTACCACCCTTACCTTTAAATTTAGTTTTTAATTCTTCGTTTTCCCTAACTCTTTTTTGTAATGTCGTTAATTGATTAACAAAATCATTAGTATTACCTTTTATTTTTTGATACATGTCAGAAAAAAACTCTGGGTCTAATAAATCTCCACTTTTAACTTCAAAACCAAAAGTTCTAAGTAAAGTATTCATAAAACTTTCTTCTTTACGTGCTTTTTGAGCTAGTTTTGTAGGACTCAAGCCACCAAATAAATCTTTTATTTCATCTGCCTTTTCTTTGCCAATACTTATAGAAGCTCTAAGTTGTCTTATTCTTTTTTGTATTTTTTCTTCCCTCTCTACTTCTATATTTACTAATATTTCATTGTATTTTTTATCATTAATTAATTTGTCTTTTTTGTCTTTATCCGCTTTCTTTTTTCTTTTTCTTGCTTCACTATCTAAATTATCTAAGAAATTATTAGCTTTTTCCATTCCTTTGTTTGTGGTAGCTTGATAGTTTTCGTATGCCTTTCTTGCTATATCTGTCCCTTTAGCTAAATCTAAAAATCTATCAGTCATTTTAACAATACCATCAAGCACAGCTATAAAGGCAATTTGTTTTAATGATATTCCAAATAATGTTATCGCTTGCTTTCCTTTTATTGCATTTTTAATAAGCGTAACAAACCCTTCGTTTAATATTGATATTCTAATTGAATTAGCAATCATTAATGCTTTAAAAGCAATAAACGCAGTAGCTAATTGCCTAACATTATCTAGTAAAGTACCAATGCTTTTCCCAGCTGTTGATATTACATAAGCAAGTGTTTTATTTACGTTTATATTTTTTTGTGCTTCATTAAAATATAAAGTAATATTGTTTTTAAGAACATTCCATGCACCACCAAGTGTTTTAAGTCTTTCACTTGCATTTGCTCCAAAGTGTCTTTCAAGCATTATAGCAAATCTTGGCATTACTTCATCTGCCAAAACTTGTCCGTTCTTCATTAATTTACCAAGCTCTTGCTCTGAAACACCCATAGATTCAGCCATAATACCAAAAGCCCCAGGCAATCTCTCACCTAATTGTTGTCTTAATTCCTCTGCGGAAACAGTACCCTTAGAGAACATTTGAGATATAGCAAGCAATGAACCTTTTACATTATCATTTGATAAGGCAAGTGCTGAACCTGCTTTTATCACACTTTCATAAATTCTTTTTCGTTCTGCTAAACTTAAATTTGAAGATGAAGTAGATGCGATAAAGTTTTTATATGTGTCCATTAACACAAGCAAATCTTGACCATAAGACAACGATAAATCTTTTAAAAAGGCAAAGTTAGCTTGATACTCTTTAGTGCTTCCAGACACGTTCTTTAAAGCTAAATTCAATGAATCTAACTTAACTTGCGTGTCAATTAATGCACGAATACCATCAAACACACCAAAAGCAAGTCCAAGTTTAATTAAAGATAATCTTAACCCGTTTACAACTCTTTCGTAGTTACCTACTTTTCTAAAGTTATCACCTACTCTTTCGTCAAGTTTTTTAAGTGCTTTATCACCTTCAACTGCTGACCTTGTAACTTCTTTATATTGTTTACTTAACTTATAATATTCAGCTGAATTTTTCTTACCTTGTTTTTCAAGTTCAAGCATTTCAGCACCCAACCTTTTACTTTCGTTCTTTAAATCACGAGTGTTATCGGATAATTCTTTGTAAGCACCTGAAAGTTTCTTTTTGTTAGCTAAAGCACGCTCATCAGATTTATTTATTTGTTCTTGTGTTTTTAGTGCTTCACGCTTAGTTTTTTCTTCTTCACGTAATGCTTGTTCGGAAGTCTTTTTAGCTTCACGAATTGCAATCTCATTGGCTTTATTTACTTTAGTTTGAGTTTCAACAGCACTAGTTAATTCCTTAACCTTGACAATCAAGTCGTTAATTTCCTTTACATTATCAGTTTTAACGCTTTTTAATTCTTTTTTAAAAGACGTTCCAACTTTTACTAGTTCTTCGTTTAGTTCAGAAATCTTAGTTTTTGCTAATTCTGCACTATCTACAACTATTTTAAATATATCACCTTCAAATATATCGGAACTCTTAATTTTTTCACTCATATCAACTTATATTACTTTGTTTTTCGTATTCTTCCATTATAGAGTAAAACTCCGTAACGGTTATAACTTTCCAATCTAATCTATAGCCAAGCCACTTTCCTAAATAGATTAAAGTCTTTTCAATACTCAATCCAGATTCAGAAGTTTTCTGTAAAGATACAATTTTAGCATCTTCTATTTCTATTTGTGTCAACTTGAAATCATCTTTTGTAATCAAAAACTCACATTGCAACAATGCTTTTTTCTTTAGAATATCCAAATACTTCTGATATTCTTTGTTTACTCCACGTTTCTGCAAGAACTCATCGTACAATTTGTTAAACGCTTCTTGATTATCCGTTTCTTCTTTAAGTTCTAAATGAACATACTTTAATTCTCCGTTCAAGCATTTCTGCCAATTAAACAAAGGTATTTCATCAATTGATTGATAATATTTCTCTAACATTCTTTATATATTTTTCTTTCATTTCTTGCTTAAACAACACAAGTGTTTCCTCTGTCATTCCAAGTAATCGGTCATAATACCATTTAGAATCCTCAAATTTAGTTACATCACCTTCTACCTCTATAGAGTCTGCAAACACAGATACAAACATTGACCTATAAAAATCTCCAGAGTCCTTTAACGTGAATGGAGTTCCTGCGACTTTATCGGGATTAATTTGTTCAGTACGTTCGGAATACCTACCGATAATGTTCCCATCTATATCAAGTCCTTTTTGAAATTGATATTCTTGAACCCATTTGACAATCTTATTTCTAAATTCAACATCAAAACACTTTACCCACAAACTTTGATTGTAACCACCTAAAGACTTTGCCTTGTTAAGTACTTTGTTTATGTCAGTTTTAGCAAAAAGGTCTTTCATAATTCAAAGGTAAAAAAAAAGAGGTACAAATTAATGTACCCCTTCCTTAAATGTTTATTTAAAAACTATACTAACGTAGTAGATAATGTTCCAACATATCCAGCTTTAGCAACCGACAACGTAACTGGCAATGAAGCAGTTTGTGAAGCGAATGTCAATGCGTAGCTGTTTTCAGTAGCAACAGCAGTTAACAAAGTGATTGTAGCACCAGTTGCTGTGTTTTTAAGAGTGAAGTCAGCTTGAACAAGTCCAAGAACTTTAATCTTATTTTTAGCAGTACCATAATCAAGCGTTCCAGTAACAACAAGAGTTGTTTGTGAAGCAGAAGTTTTAGCTAAAGCAACATCTAACAATCCTTCAAGGTTATTGAAGTCATACAAGTCAGTTGTATCAGATGGAGTTAATAACCAAAGTGTAGACTCATCAAATAATCTGTAGAAGTCAAATCCTACCATAATTTTTTGAGTAGCTGAATCTGTAGCAAACATTAATTTTGCTTCAAAAGATTCGTTATCTACTGGAATTGGATATAATTTATCACCAACTTTAGAACCAACTAAGTTTCCGTTAACGTCAACAACATAAACACCAAAGTCAACACAACGATTATCTTGGATTTTACCCAATAATTGTGGAGTTTCATTCCATAATTGACCAGCAAAAGAACGTTTACCTTGTTTGATGAATACTTTACGTCCAGATGGAGCTTCCTCAAAAGTAGAATCAGCCTTAGCTAGTTCAACGTTTTCAAATTGTGGAAGTGGAAACCATCTTTTAGAAGCATCAGCTTGATTAGCTAAAGCTGTAAAAGTAGCTTCAGTAAAAGTAGCTGTTAAATCTAAAGAGTTTTTAGCACCAGTTGAATCTTTCAACGGAACTAAGATAAGTTTTGAAGTAACGGATTGAATCGTTACGCAATTTGGTGTTCCAGTATTTGATAAACCAGATTCACATTTACAGCCTAATGACATATTTTTAAAGTTTTAATGATTAAAGAAAAGAAGGGGAGTTACCCTCCCCATTCAAATTAAGGTTTTAATAATGCAGTTTTTGCAGTAGAGAAAGTTCCTTTAACAAAAGCATTGTAGTGATTAGACTTCACATAATGAACAGCACGTGCTTCACACAAGATTGTCATTAAGTTTTTAGTGAAATCATCATTTACATAACCAACTTGGATATTTAAATCCTCTCTAATACGTAAGTTAGATTTAGTAAAGTCACCAACTAAGAAAGTACCAGCAGTCATACCAACATTTTCGATAACTGGAATACCTTTAACTCTAGTAACTCCGTTAGCATCAACATATTGCATAGCATAAGTGTACTCACCAGTAGTTGTTTTGTTTAATTGCATTTTAACTGCATCCTCTGGGTGAAGAACAATATAGTTAGCATTAAACAATCCAGTTTGAATTTGTGCGATAGCTACAGCTAAAACGTCAAACTCGTTAGGAGATACATAAGCTAAAGCAAAGTTACCAGCAGCCCAAGCAACAGCATTTTGTAAGATACCAACTAAGTTATCTCCAGCACCGTCACCAGAAAGGATTTGAGAATCTAATTTCAATTCAACGATTTCCATCAACTCATTGTTAATTTCATTACGCATGAATGGTAAATCAGCAATCATTTCTTTAGAAACTTTAATCCATGCAGTAACTTTTTTAACTGCAACAGAAGTTTCAACTACATTGAAGTCACCCTGTGATTTTTCAGCACCCTCAGCAGTCATTCCTGCACCACCTTCTTGTCCGTTAGATTGAATGTACGTGATATACTTAGAAGTAGTACCAGAAGCATTAACTAATTGACGTAAGAAAGGCATACGACGAGCAATACGAGTAACACCTGCTTCTAATTGCGATAAAGCAACCGTACCACCAGAATAGTTACCTGTAATAGACATTGTGCCTACTGCTTTAACGTCAAGATTCATTAAACCTCCTTTTTCAGAAATTTCTTTGATTTTGTCGATAGAGTCAGAATAAGCATCAGCGATAGCTTGTCCGATAGATTTCAAAGTAACATTTTTTGAAGTTTTTTCTTCTTTCATTCCTTCTACTAAACCTTCCAATTTTGCAATTGCAGATTTAACTTCGGAGTTGTCAGATTTACCTTCTAAGTCTGTTAATTGATTTTTCAACGCTTCTAAGTCTGTTTTAGAAACGGAATTTGCTGTTTTTTCAGCGACAATTGAGTTTACTTTCTCAATTACTTGTTCTGGAGTCATTTCCATTTTTGTTTGTTTTTGGGTTAAAGTTTACAAATTTTTATCTACGCTACGTTGGGTTTTCGTTGTGTAGAGTGATTTGCTCGACTCTAACGCTTTTAAACTAACATTTACAAGCATCTTTATATTTTGATACAGAATAGGTAATAATAGTACCACTTAAATTCGCATCAAGTATGTTTTTATACATACCATTTTCTGTTTCAGTTCCAAATCTACTAAAAACTTTTCTATTAAAACTATTTAATCGCTTATAAAGTGCAAAATTATTTATTACTTTCTCAAATTCTTCTTGTAAAGCAATCATTGGTTCTGACACTTGAAGTCTATGGTCTTTAGTGTAATAGTTTAACACATCAGTTTCATCAAGAAATAAAACAGTCATTTCTAAGTCACGTTCTAAAGACGCTTCCAATCCATAAAGTTTTTCGCTGTGATTTTCTAATAACCAAACTAATGGTGTTTTATTGAGCATATTCTTATCCTTCTTCTCAAACTCAATATTAGTAGCAAGTTTAGTTCCTGTTATCGGAAATGGTAAAGGACATCGTACTGATTTCACGAGTGTAGCACTTTCTATTTCAAAGTAAGTGTCCTTTACTACCGAAGTAACAACAGATGAAGCATCTGCATCGCTAGAAGTTTTACCGAATATAATTTTACCTGCACGAATCCACTTCGTATTACAAGTATAAAATCTTTTACTAGAATAAGAACTAACTTCAATTGAAGTGTCAATCTTATTTACAATCTCCTCAAATAAAACACTAATATCTCTCATAACCAATAAGCATATTGTTTATTATATCCTCTAAAGTCTGGATAAGTACCTAAGTTTAACATTATATAGTCTTGAATAGCACGATAAGTCTTTACAGATTCATTATAACGTAAATATATAGGTGTATGTGCCGAAATAGGATTAGAATTTTCAGAACTCTGCTTAACAACACCAATTGGAGTAGTTTGAGTAATAGAATCCTTCATATATTCGAAATAGATGAATCCTAACAACATATCTTTCATTCCTCTTGAAATGATAAGTCTAATATCCATTTCTTCCTTAAAAGGATTAAATATCTTAGTGTACTTTGCAGTGACTGGAACTCCTGCTGTTAAATCAGCTATAAATTGATTGTAAAGTTTTATACCCAACAATTCAGTTAGGTATATATCCTCGTATCTGTCAATATAAGACTGGATATTTGTATTTGCATACATTCCAGTAGAAAGTGCAAACTTTGAAGTAAAATCACTAATCGTTACAAACAACCCCATAACCTTGTTCTAAAAAAATATTTGCGTGTTCACCAGAAATAACTACTACTTCACCTTCTTTATTGAATGGTGCTTTGTTATTAAATGAAAACTTTACTAATTCGTGTTTTTCAAATTTATTGTTTACAACAACTTTTGCTTCTTTAGTAGTGCGTTTTACTTTTTCCATGATTATTTAATATTAGTTACAACTTTACTCCAATCAAAAGATTTTTCTTCTTCTGTAGGTTCGATTATTTTTTTAACGTCCATCGCTTCTATATTCATACTTGCAATTTCAGAAAGTTGAGAAGTCAAGAACTTATGTCGCATTTCAAGTGAATATAAACTATCATCTGTACGACTTCCATTTCCTAACGCTTTAACGATAGTGTCCATCTCTTTTGTGATAGTAGTGATAATCTTAGTTTTTTCTTCTGATTTACCAACTTCTAATACTGGAGTCATTTCGTTAGCACCAAATGTTACTGCTGAACCTTCCCAAAGTGCTACCTCTGAAACTAAGTAATATCCACCACCATCTTTGGTTTCGTCTTCAATCCACTTAATCTTATCAGCTAGATATTTAAAACCAATAGAATGCTCACGGATAATTCCATCTTGATAATCACATAAAGCGTCATTACCTAAGGTAGAACTTCCAAGTTCACCTACAGCATATAATCCATTTTCGTCTTCTTTAAGTTCAACGAACTTTCCTATTTGCATTTTCCAGTCATGGTGTCTTAGGAAAGCAATTTTTCTATTTGAAGAAGAATCACAACCTCTTTCTTGTAAAGACTTAGAAAAAGCACCTTTTACAATCATATCTTGGTCGGAATCAATATTCCCAAAGTGTGCTAAATACATTGCTACCTTACGAGATTTAGCATCAACATCCTTAATTTCTAAAGAATGTGATTTAATTTTATAGGTAGAATTAAGTTTATTATTCATATTTACTTAAATTTGTTGTACAAATGTAAAAAAATTATTATGAGTAACCCTTCTTTTTGGAATGCTTTTTTCGGAACACCTATAAATAATAATCAACTTAGGGAAATAAATACCTTATTAGATACTAATAGAGCATATCAACATGACTTCTATGGTAAGAAAGTTCCAATCTGGATGAATACCGAAAAACCATTTCAAGCATACGTTGAAATACCAGAACTTAGAACTGTAGTCGATAAAAAGGCTCAAATGCTTTCACAAGGTCGTCCACGATTGATTAAAGAAAGTGATGGCACTGAAATTGAATCTCATTGGGTACTTGACCTTATTAAGAATCCTAATCCAATGCAAACTTGGCAAGACGTAATGTATTCTATATCCGTTAATGATAGTTTATTTTCTACTGCTTTATGTTATGCACCAAGAAGAAGTTTTGGAATAGTTAATTTATTCGTTCCACTTGCAAGGCATAAGGTTCAAATCAATACTTCTGGTAGAACTCTTAAACAAATGGATAAAGGTGGTCTTATTAAAGATTATACTTATAACTATGAAGGTGAAAAGCCAGAAACACTAACAAATGAAGAAGTAGTTATCATTCAAACTACAGATGGTGTGAATATTTTAGATTCTATATCAAGAATTGAGTCTTTAAAGTACCCATTATCTAATATTAAGGCTCAATACAACAAACGTAACATACTTTTAGAGAACATTGGTGCTATTGGTATCTTATCTGCTTCAAATTCTGATTTAGGTGGTGCTTTACCAATGAGTCCTGAAGAAAAAGAACAAATACGTAAGGATTGGTACAATCGTTCTAAAGATGAGATTATTATTTCTGAAAACGATGTTAAGTGGACTCCAATGTCTTATCCTACTAAGGACTTAATGTTGTTTGATGAACTTAAAGCTGATAAACTTGCTATTATAGACGCTTTTGGTCTTAACTACTATATTTTCTCTAACGAAAGTGGTTCTACTTACTCTAACGTAAACTATGGTGAGAGATTGTGTTATACTTCTACTATTATTCCAGAGGCTGAAAGAATTTATAACAACATTACCGAACAACTTGGATTAGATAAAGAAGGCTTAAGATTAGTTGCTGATTATACTCATCTACCAGTTTTACAAAACGATATTCTTCAAGAAGCACAAGCAATTGACTACAGAACTACTGCATTGATTAAAATTCAAGGAGAATTAGGAATTACATTAAGTGACGACGAGAAGAAACTTTTTATTGGATTAAAGAAAGGAATTAAATAAATAGTTGTTTTATTACATTATATAGGGAGTGGATTTTATCTACTCCTTTTTTTATGCATTAAAAAACCCCTCAAGCCAGAATCAACAGCGAGAAGGGTTTAAAAGAAAGAAATAATTAATCAAATACACCGAAAGAATAGAAGAAAAGCGTATTCAAGCACAAATATAATCTTTTTTTATATATC